AAAATTTCTTCATTTCTTCCTCCTGTTATCTGGCGCGGATTCCGCTGCCGTTTTGATCGCTGCTTTCCCGGCGTCCTCCAGCTTGACATAGCCGCCGTTTAAGTAATAATCGTCGCCGCCCTTCTCTGCCGGTATGAGATCCATGTTTTCGAGGCGATGGATATCATTCGGAGATAAAAAGCCGTTGCTGATGCCGGTGGCGTAGCCCTGCATCCGGGACTGGTAATCGCCGCGCAGCAGCCCGTCCACATTGAACTTCGGGAAATACTCATCCTGCTCATCCGGCAGCAGCAGATCCTTGATAATGGCCTGCTCGAAGCGGACCAGCCAAGGCGTCAGGGTATGGACCACAAAGTCGATGCTCTGGTGCTCGATGTTCGAGAACGTCGCGTGCTCCAAATCCTGCACCATGTGAGGCGGCACCCGGAAGATGCGACAGATCTCGTTGACTCCGAACTGCCTCGTGGAGAGGAACTGGCTGTCCTCCGGAGGCAGGGAGATCGCTTTATACTGCATGCCCTCTTCCAGCACGGCCACCTTGTGAGCATTGTTGGCACCGCCATAAACATCGGACCAGTTCTCGCGGATCTTCTCCGGGTTTTTCAAAACGCCCGGATGCTCCAGAACACCGGACGGCTGTGCGCCGTTTTTGAAGAAGGCGCTGCCGTACTTCTCCACGGCCAGCGTAGTGCCGAGGCTGTTTTTCATCATGGCGATGGGGGAGAAGCCCACCAGTCCATTGAAACCAAGGCCCGGAACATGGAGCACCTCGTCGTAGCGGAAGTAGATGTCCTTGTTTTTCTCGCCGGGTTTCTCATCGGTGTAAGCGTGGTAGATATAATAAATCTGCCCTTTCTCATCACGATCGGTCTCGACGTATTCCGGCAAAAGCGGATACAGCGCCATGATGTTGTTTCTGCCGTCGCGGATGATCTGCGCGTAGCTGTTGCCCCACAGGAGCAGGTGCGTCATCATCGTCTCCCGGAAAGAAAAGCTCGTCATTTCCGGATTGGGCTGCCGGTACAGCAGCTTATACAGCGGATGGTCCGTTGCCCGCTCCTTTGCATTGGAGCCGTCCTTCATGCGGTACAAATGTAGCGGAAGTCCTGCCACCGTCTCGGCAAGCAGCCGGACGCAGGCGTAGACCGTCGCGATCTGCATAGCGGATTTCTCATCCACCCGCTCGCCAGAATCGGCCCGTCCGAATACAAAGGTTTGCCCGGAATCGCGGACGTTATCCGTCACCTCCGGGAGCGCGGGAGCATCCCGTGGGCTGATGCCCAGCCATTCAAAGAATCCCATATTGGTCCCTCCAAACACAAAAAGGACCGCCCGTTAAGCCGGGTGGCCCTCGCACTTTTTCACGATATCAGTATAGAACATTTCTCAAGGAGAATTTTATCCTGTTTTGGACACCTGATCAGAAGACCATGAGGCCGCGCTCGTCATAAACGCTGCTCGTATTTTCATGGCGGATGCACCGGTCCAGCGCCATGATCGCAGCCACGATGCCGTCGATTTTCTCCGGAGACTTGGCCTTGGTGCATTTGATATTTCCGGCAGGGTCTGTGTCCACCACGACGTTTCCGCTCATCCATCGCATGACCGGATGGCCGCCGTGGATGATCCGCCCTTCCATCAGCAGCTTATAGAACTCTTTCGTCGGAGGCGACATGTCCTTGTACCCCTGACCGAAAGGCACGACCGTAAAGCCCATGCCCTCAAGGTCCTGTGTCATCTGCACAGCGCCCCAGCGGTCGAAGGCGATCTCAAGGATGTGGTACTGCGTGCCCAGGTCCTCGATGAACTTTTCGATAAAATCGTAATGGATCACGTTGCCCTCGGTCGCATTCAGGTAGCCTTGGCTTTTCCAGACGTCATAGGGCACCGAGGCCCTGCGGACCCGGATCGGGATGGTGTCCTCCGGAATCCAGAAAAACGGAAGCATCACGTATTTCTCCTCCGGCGTGCGCGGAGGGAACATGAGCACGAAGGCTGTGATGTCCCCGGTGCTGGAAAGGTCCAGTCCGCCATAGCAGTCGCGGCCCTTGAGGGAGTCCATGTCGATCGGCACGTTCCCCAGATCGTAGATCTGCTCCGGGATAAAGCGCGTAAGAGACGACACCCACATGTTGAGCCTGAGCTGCTTGAAGACGTTTTCTTCAGCAGGATTGTCCACGGCCTCCTGAAACATCTCCCGGACGCGGTCGATCTGGATTGTCTGGCCGAGGGATGGATTTGCCTTGTACCAGTTTTTCTCGTCGGTCCAGTCCTCATCATCGGCAAGCCCGTACACAACCGGATAAAATGTATGGTCGATCTTCCGGCCAGCCATGATGTCCAGCGCCTTGGTGTGCAGCTCATAGCAGATGCTTTCCTTATCCGTGCCTGCGGTCGTGATCAGGAAGTACAGCGGCTGCTCCCTGGCATCACCGGAGCCCTTGGTCAGAACGTCGTACAGTTTCCGGTTGGGCTGCGCATGGACCTCGTCCAGCACCAGCCCGGATACGTTCAGGCCGTGCTTGGTCCCGACCTCTGCGGAAAGCACCTGATAGAAACCGGCATTCGTGTAATTCACGATCCGTTTGGTGGCGGCAGCGACCTTTGAGCGCTTGTACAGTGCCGGTGCCTTTTCCACCATGCGTCTGGCCACATCGAAAACAATGGACGCCTGCTGCCGGTCTGCCGCAGCGCCGTAGACCTCTGCCGCAGGCTCCCCATCAGCATAGAGGAGGTAGAGCGCCACCGCTGCCGCCAGCTCGCTCTTTCCATTTTTCTTTCCGATCTCTACATAGGCTGTGCGGAACTGCCGGTGGCCGTTCTCATCCACAACACCGAAAATGTCCCGGATGATCTGTTCCTGCCACGGCAGCAGCCAGAACGGTTTCCCATCCCACTTGCCCTTGGTGTGTTTCAGGTTCTCAATAAATGTGACGGCCCGGTCTGCCTTCGCCTCGTCATAATGCGAGGTTGGAAGCATAAACCGGGTCGGCTCATAGTTTTTCAGTTTCGGGTAGTTCTTCGGTCGCTCCCTCGGCATCACGCATCACCTCCCAGCAGCGCTTCGAGCTCATCCTCTGTGCCGCCGCCGAGAGTGTCCGCAACGATACGGGAGCGGGACGCCGGTGTCAGGCCGAACTGCTCCGCAAAGCGGTTCATGACCTTCAGGTAGGTCTGCGCAATGGATACCTGCGGCACCTGCTGCCAGTACCCGGACGGCGTTTTCACGATCGTCCCGTGCTGGGTGATGAACTCCTCAGCCTCTTTCCATCGGGCATACGCCTGACAGTAACCGGCGAAGGCCGCCATATCCACTTCGGTGAGCACGCCCATGAGCTCCATCTTCTTGGCGAGCCTGCGCCATTCCTTCTTGGCTTCCGGCTCCAGCCACTTCGGACAGGAGGGTGCCTTCTTTTCTGGCCTCGGCTCTTTATCATTCAGTTTCCGTTTTCCCGGATTGCCCTCCAGCTCCTTGATCGCTGTCGGTGTGGGCTTCCTTCCTCTGGTCGCCATATCACTTTCTCCTCCTTCCTCTATTTCTATAGGACAGAGCACAGACGGATCATTCACCATAGCGTCATATGGCAGCTCGTGCCTGTCGATTAAATACTTGACGGCCATATGATCACCTCCATCTGGCATAAAAAATAGACCCTCGCGGATCTTCGGTAGTACGAGATACAGCCCTTTAAGGGCTGCTCCCGCCGATATTCTGATCGGTGTGTTTCTTACTGCTGCATCGCCCAAGCGATCGCGTGGCCGTCATCCTCGAACTCGACCTCGCTGGCTGCGGCCAGCCCGATCGTGCCTTCGCAGGTGTGGTCGTCGCTCAGGAATTCGTAGGTGGCTCCGAAGTAGCAGGGCTTGTTCTTCCCGTTGTAGTAGTGCCCGGCCAGCAGGACCTTGTCTCCAAAGTTCAGGACCTTGCTCCAGCGGCATTCGAGGTCTTCCGGCGTGGTGGGATTCGGCAGTCTGTAGGTTCTCATCGCTTCGTTGATCGTCATGGTTTTGTACCTCCGTGTGTGTTTTCCCCTTCGGGTACTGTATTAATCACTCTAAACCGGAGATATAGCAAGTTATTTATCCCGGATGCGGGCACATATATGTGACAAGAATTGGCGGGTAGAATTGTGCACATTACTACGAGCAAAAGGCCCTTCTTAGGGCCTCCTGCCGGGCAGCTGCCTTACTCGTTCAGCAGGTACCGGTAGGTTCCTTTCGGATTCTGGGTGGTCTGCTCGTCGTCCAGGAGCCGGAGGGTCGCGTCGAAGCGCCGCTTCAGCTCTTTCCGAATCAGGCGCTGGGCCGTCTCCCGGTCTTTCTGGTTGATCCGCTTAGCCTCCCAAGCGTAAGCCTCGATCAGCTCCTCGGTGGTCCAAAGCCTGTAATCGCAAATCCCTTCTAACCTTGCTCTGCTTGCCATGTTCTTGTCCTCCTTTTTTCAAAATGCCTTTGCAATCCAGCGTCCGTGTTTTTTGCTCTTGCTGAAAAGGTATGTGGTTCCGTCGACCTCCAGGTAGCGCTCGTTGACCATACAAACCTTGTGGCCCTTGGCTGCCATGTGGCGGTAAGCCTTGTCCGCCAGCTTTTCTACGCTGATCCCGAATCCGAATCCGTCGAGGAAGTTCTGAAGTTCTGTCATTGTCGTGCCCTCCGTTTTTTATGTGTTTTCCTTTCGGTAGTGTATTAATCACTCTAAACGGAGAATATAGCAAGTTATATCTGCCGGATTTGCAGGCATATTATGAACAAAGAAATGAGGCCGGAATTGTGTACATTACTACGACCAACAGAGCCTTCCGGCTCCGTGGTCGGCTGCGGTTTTCCATTACAGCCGCTCGATCTGGCAGGTCATCCCGTCCACATCGACGATGCGGTAGGTGCGGCCCCGCCATTCAATTTCCCGGATGCGAACTCCGGTGTAGGCGTTGCTGCGCTGGCGGTCGGAAAGGACTCTGCCGTGGGTCTCCATCCAGTCCGCGAGGTTGCTCATCAATCTGGCCTCGCGCTCCATCTTGTCTGCGTAGTTCATCCCGGCATCCCCTTTCAGTTCAGGCTGAAGCGGATGCCCATGATCTCGACCGGCTCCTCGTCGCCCCAGCGGGTCTCCTGCCGGGTGATGGTGCAAAGGCCGGTCATCGAGCAGCCCTGCGCGGCAAAGGCGTGCAGGTTCTCCATCACCGCAGTGCTCTGGTTGGTGTAAACGAAGCTCGTGATCCCGGCGCTGCGGAGCGCGTCAATGAAGTCCGCGACCTCCTTATCCCAAAGGAAATCGTCCATCTCCAGCTCATCCTCTTTGCGGGAAAGGCTCTGCGCCCAAGCGCGGTAGGCTTTGCTGACCCCGGACTCGAAGGGGAACTTTGCGGCAGCGTCTTCCGCGTACCAGGCTTTGAGTTCCTCGCTCTCCCAGCCGTAGGTGTCGATGATCGGCTGCTTGCGGGCCTGCCGCTCGGCGCGGGCCGCCTCCCAATCGTGGCCGATTTTCTTCAGGTTCTCGAAGTAGGTGTTGTTGGCATTCAGCATGGTATGTACCTCCGTGGGTGTGAATTCCGTGGGCCGTGGCCCTTTCGGTAGTGTATTAATCACTCTAAGCCGGAGATATAGCAAGTTAATTCTCCCGGATGCGCGGGTATATTATCGACAAATATGTGCAGACGGAATTGTGTACATTACTACGACCAAAAGAGCCTCGCGGCTCCCTTGGCGCATCCCGATCAGCCTTTGCCGGTCAGGATGAATCGCACGTATTCCTTCTGGTGGTCCTCAAGCCAGCAGACCAGCTCGTAAAAGTCCCGCTCGTAGGCAAGGTGCTGGACCACCGGCAGATCGAACATGTTTGTAAGGCCGGTATCCCGGATCGCCAGGATCTGCTCTTTCACCTTCTCATCCATCAGTCGATCCTCCTGCAGTCGTCTTCTCCGTAGGCGACCCCGAGGCCGCAGCCGTTGTCCCAATCCACATGGATTGTGCCGATCGCGTCGACCCCGATGACGGTCCCGAGCGTCCCGATCGGAGGAGCCTGCGCATCGTCCATCTTCAGGAGCTCCACCCGGCAGCCGACAGGGAAGCCTTCACGCAGGCTTTCGATGATCTCTCGTCTTGGTGTTTTCATGCCGTCTCCACCTCCTCCGTGGCCTCGGCAGTCTTGGCAGCCTTGAGCGCCTCGCGCTTCTCGGCCTGACGTGCTTTCCACTTGGCTTCCTCTGCCGGAGTGCGGAAGGCGCTGTGACCGGTAAGGTTCTCCATCAGGACCTTGCGGCTCTTCTTGAACTCCGGGCCGTTCATCCCGAGGCGGGTCAGCCAGATCCGGAGCGCGTATTTCTCGTTCTCCTCGTTGACCGCCTTGGCCTGAATGCGCTTCTGGTCGATGGCCTGCTTGCTCATCATCCCGCAAAGGATCGTGAAGGTCCGAAGCCTGTCGGCATCGTCGGTCTCGGGCAGACTGGAAAAGGTGATCTCTTCCGGCGTGATGGTCAGGCCGTCGATCGCCTTGCCGTGTTCTGCCTCGAAGTCGCCGACCGCCTTGATCAGGCTCCCGGTGTTCAGGATGCAGGCGTCGTCCTGCAGGGCTTCCGTCAGGGCCTCATCGACCCGGAAGCTGGTGCCGAGCGCCTTGTTTAAGAGGCTCGCTCTGGTGTAAAGCAGGTTGATCAGGTTCCGCAGGCTGGCCCCGGTGTGCTTCGAGGTCGGGATGCCGACCGTCAGCTCTACCGGCTCCGTGGCCGTGTCGGGCTCGGCAGGCGCTTCCGTTTCCGCGCTGGCCGGAGCCTCGGCCTCTTCCCGGATGCCCTCAAAGCCTGCTGCGGCAAGGGCCTCGGTGACCTTCTGGATGGTGGCCTCGTCGGTGCGCTCGTCCCAAACCATCGTGCCGTCCTTCTCGACCGTGATGTTGCTGATGATGTAGTTGCAGGTCGGCATCTTAGCGTAAACCGCCTTCATGCCGATGGTCTCGGAAATGATCCCGACCAGTTCTTTGCGCTGCTCTCCGGTGACGTTGTAGTTGATCTTCATGGTATGTACCTCCGTATGTGTTTTCCCGCGAGCCCTGTGCCCTTCGGGTAGTGTATTAATCACTCTACCGGCCTCATATAGCAAGTTATTTATCCCGGATACCAGGAGGTATTTTCGACAAAATGTGAGCGCCGGAATTGTTCATAATACACCCCCGCAGGATCAGCTTTCTGCGGAGGCGACAGCTTCCTCGAAGGTCAGCTTCTGGCCATCACGGACCACATACACATCGGAGGTGATGCCCTTGTCAAGGCACCAAGCCTGGTACCGTTTCACGATCACATCCACAAACTTCGGGTCGAGCTCAATGCCACGGCAGACCCGGTCGGTTTCGCAGCAGGCAATGAGAGTGCTGCCGCTTCCGAGGAAAGGATCGAGCACGATGCCGTTGGTCATGGTGCTGCACCGGAGCGGGTAGCTCATGAGCGCCACCGGCTTCATGGTCGGATGGTCCTTGGAGGAGCGCGGCTTATCATACTCCCAGACCGTCACCTGCTTCCGATCGGAATACCACTGATGCTTCCCGGTCTGTTTCCAACCGAACAGGCACGGTTCATGAATCCACTGAAATGGGGACCGGCCCAACACCAGCGCATTCTTTTTCCAAATGCAGCAGCCGGACAGATAGAAACCGGCGTCCTTAAACGCCTTACGGAAATTCAGTCCTTCGGTATCTGCGTGCCACACATAGATACTGCCATCGTCGGCAAGGTTGGCATGCATGCAGCGGTAGGCCGAAAGCAGGAAATTGTAAAAATCCTCGTCGGCCATGTTGTCGTTCATGATCTTTCCGGCAGTCTCTTCGACGTCCACATTGTACGGAGGGTCCGTCAGGACAAGGTTTGCCTTCTGGCCGTCCATCAGGCGGGTATAGATTTCCTCGCCGGTGGAATCGCCGCAGATCACCCGGTGCGGACCGAGGCACCACAGGTCTCCGAGCTTAGAAAACACCGGGTTTTCCAGCTCCGCTTCAACATCGAAATTGTCCTCCTGCACGTCCTTGGTATGGACCTTATTGAACAGGGTCTCGATCTCCGGAGGATCAAAGCCGGTTTTCCCGAGATCGAAGTCGGAATCCTGAATGTCCTTCAGAAGATCGGCCAGCAGGTTTTCATCCCACGCGCCGGTGATTTTATTGAGCGCGATGTTGAGCGCTTTTTCGCGGGTCTTGTCAATATCCACCACGGCGCAGGGCACCTCGGTAAACCCCAGGTCCATCGCCACGGTCAGACGCTGGTGCCCGCCGATGATTGTCATGTCTGCGTTGACCACCAGAGGATCGGCAAAGCCAAACTCCTCGATGGACGCTTTGATCTTTTCGTATTCCTTATCGCCGGGCTTGAGCTTTTTGCGCGGATTATATTCAGCCGGTTTCAGTACGGTGACCGGCAGCACCTTAAGTGTTGCGGTTTTCATTGATCCTTGCCTCCATTTCTAATTTCTCGGCCTTGTGCCGTGTCTCGAATTTCCAAAATGCCCAGCGGCACTTATCTGAGCAGAACTTTTTCTTCCGGCCCATATGGTTGGCCACCACCGGCTGTCCGCACCACGGGCAGAACTGCTTCGTGCAGGCGGCAAGGAACTCGCTGATATCAGGATCGTCGTACTCGATTTGCATGCTGTCCCTCCTTGGCACGAAACTTTCCGGGCCTCCGGCTCTTGGCACGAAAGTCCGTCAAAAAAGGCAGCGATGAAATGGCTCCATCACTGCCTGCTGTAAGGTGACTTTCATGCGGAAAAACGGCTGTTTACCGTGCAAAGGTCACCCGGTTTATGAATTTTGCGATTTCGCGCTCATCCCGCTGGACCCCCGGCCTATCAATTTCGCGGATTTTAACGCGAGAGGGGGCGGCGGTCCCCGTGGCGCTTCACTGTAGAGAAGTGACCCCAGCCCCCCCCCTCCGGCGCGGCGCTCAGTAGTGGTAGGTCGGAGTCTGGTCCTCGCGCCTCGTCTTCTGGTCGTGGCAGCGCTTGCACAGAGGTCTCCAGTTGGAGCGGTCCCAGAAGAGAGCCGCGTCGCCTCGGTGAGGAACAATGTGGTCCACCACGGTGGCCCTCACGTACTTGCCCCGCTTCATACACTCCTCGCAGAGTGGATGGGCACGAAGAAACTCCCGGCTTGCTTTCTGCCATGCGCTGCCGTAGCCACGGCTGGCAGCGGACCGCACCTCCTCTGGGTGCAGCGGCTTGTGTACGTCACAGTACTTGGTACCGGACGGGACCAGTGCAGCGCAACCGGGATGCCTGCACGGTACCTTGGGTTTCATCGGCATACCCAGCACCTCCTTCAATCTCCACCGAACTATGTACCAACACTGCTCCAGGTAGCTAACCTTCCTGTACGGCACACGGATCACTGCTCCCACGGGAGGTCGGACTTTCCGAAGTGCCCGTAGCTGGACACCCGGTTGTAATCGACCTCGGTCAGGTGAAGGAACTCACTGATCCCTCTCGGTGTCAGGTTGTAGCTGTCCTTCACGTACTGTTCGATCAGCTTGGGATTCTGGGTCTCCGTACCAAAGCAGTCGATGTTCACGGACACCGGCTCCACAACACCGATGGCATACGCGATCTGGATTTCACAGCGATCGGCATATCCGGAAAGCACGATATCCCTTGCGATCTTCCGGGCCATATACGCACCGGACCGATCCACCTTGGACGGGTCCTTGCCGCTCATGGCACCACCGCCGATTCTGCCGATACCGCCATAGGTGTCGCAGGCCAGTTTCCGGCCAGTCACCCCGCAGTCGGCAAAACTGCCACCGATCACAAATCTACCGGTCGGATTGACCAGTTTTTCAAAATCCACGTTCAGCCCGCACTCAGATGCGGCCTGTGCCATCAGGCTGACCAGAATCGGACGGAAAGTCGCCACATCCGACTCCACGCTATGCTGGACACTGCACAGGAAGGTCGTGATCCTGCCGGTATCGTAATCGAATGATACCTGGGCTTTTGCATCGGCCTTAAACGTCCTGCTCGGATGGCTTTTCAGGATTTGCAGAAATCTCGTCGCCACCACAAAGGGAATCGGAAGAAGTTCCGGCGTTTCATTGGTGGCATAGCCGTACATGATGCCCTGATCTCCGGCACCGCCTTTATCCACGCCCAGCGCGATATCCGGCGACTGCTTTTGCACCATAATGATGAGATTCGGGAGCTCGGGATAGCCGAGGCGCTCCCTGCCGATGCGGTCAAAGACCTCCTCGACCAGTTTCCGGTAATCCGGCGCATGGCTGCTGGTCAACTCACCGGCGATCACCAGCTGGTCGTCTTTCATCAGGCATTCGATGGCCACACGGGAGGCGGGATCGTTCTGCAGGCAATCCGTCACGATGGCATCCGCAATCTGATCACACAGTTTGTCCGGATGGCCATCGGACACCTGCTCACAAGTAAGAATTCGCATATTTTTCCGTCCTTTCATGGCTAAAGCCCCGGAAGGAAAATCCCTCCGAGGCTCCTGCGCGGTTTTTCATGATATAAGGATATCAGATTCCGCAAGGCAGAGTTTATCCCGTTTTGGACACGAAACTCAGCTCTTTCCAAACAGCAGCACGGTCAGCCGGTCCAGTGCGCGGTTCTTCCGCTTATAGGCAGTCGGCTGTTCTACATGCAGGTATTCCGCAATGTAATAAGCCGCGCTGCTGCCGTAGGTGTTGCCGTCACCGTAAAAGGTCTCAAGGCAATACTGATCATCATCGGACAGCTGCTCCCATGCCGGTTTGAACCAGTCCATATACTCGACAGCCTGCCGGTATCGTTCCTTCAGGATGTCGATTTCCGCGATCCCGGCGAGGATGCGCTCTTCACCGGCCTGCGGGTTATGGGTCCTCGGCATGCCGTCCCATTTCGGGCTGCCGACGCTGGTCATCTTCTCATGCACCCTTTTGATCTCATCATCGGTGCTGTTGATGATGAACTGCATGGCGTCGTAGTCCTTGATTGCCGCGATCGTTGCCGACCGCTTGTCCAGATACTTCCACATAATGCTCATGGCGCTTACCTCCGAAAAATAAGTGATAGTTTCTCGGATTGCCATTAGATTGACTCAGATTGTCAGGTGGGCCTTCACAGCCGCGATGAGATTCTGCTGGGTCGTATCCTTGTGCTTCAAAGCATCCAGAACGTCCTCGTCCACAGTATCCCGCGTCACGATATGATGGATCGTCACCACCTCTTTTTGTCCTTGCCGCCAGAGGCGGGCATTGGTCTGCTGATACATTTCGAGTGACCACACCAGCGAAAACCAGATCAGGATGTGACCGCCTCGCTGGATGTTCAGTCCGTGACCGGCGCTGGCCGGTGAGATCAGGCCGATCTGGATTTTGCCCGCATTCCAGTCGGCAATATCCTGATCACTTTTTAAGTCTCTGGGCTTGTACCCCTGCTCGGTCAGGTATTCCCGGATGCGCTCATGGTCGTGCTGATACCAGTACGCCACCAGCACGTTCTGGCCGTTGGCCTGCTCGATGAGGTCAGAAAGCATCAGGAGCTTCTGATCATGGATCACGCGCATCTCCCGGTCGGCATTGTAGATCGCGCCGTTTGCCATCTGCAGGAGCTTCCCGGACAGGACCGCTGCATTGGCGGCATCGATCTTGTCGTCACCGATCTCCACCAGCAGTCCTTTTTTCATCTCGTCGTACAGTTCCCGCTCGACCTCGTCCATATCGACGTAGTGGTTGACGGTCACCTGCTCCGGCATATCGAGGTAGTCCAGCGCTTTCATGGAAACCGCGATGTCCGCGATCCGGCTGTAGATCGCTTCCTCTGCACCGGGCAGCGGCACGTAGTTGAACACCACTCCGGTGTACGGATTCATGCCTGCCGGTTTGAAGTACGCCTCCCGGAACCTGCCGATGAACCTGCCGAGCCGGATGCCTTTGTCGATCAGGAAGGTCTCAGCCCACAGGTCAAGGAGTCCGTTGCTGGCAGGTGTACCTGTCAGGCCCACCATGCGTTTGATCTGGGGACGGACCTTCCGCAGCGCCTTCCATCTCTGGCTCTGGTGATTTTTAAAGCTGGAGAGCTCATCGATCACCACCATGTCGAAGGGCCACGGGATGCCGCGCTTTTCCAGATAGTCGGTCAGCCATTTCAGGTTCTCCCTGTTCACAACATAGATATCTGCCGGTGTCCGCAGGGCTGCCTCGCGCTGCTTGGCGCTGCCTACCATCACGGACATTTTCAGGAAGCGTGCGTGCTCCCAGAGATCTCGCTCCTCCGGCCATACACTGCGGCATACACGTAAGGGTGCGATTATCAGTACCTTGTTCACGTCAAAGCTATCAAACATCAGGTCCAGAATAGCAGTCAAAGCTGATATCGATTTTCCCATACCCATCTCGATGATCAGCATCGCCTCCGGGTGTGTTTTCAGGAACTCCACGCAGTAGTTCTGGTATTCGTGTAAGTCAGTTCTTTTCATATTTCTCATCCATTTCTCTCATGATCCGGTTCAGAAGCGCCGGTCCGTCAATGCTGGTCAGGGCCTGAAAATACTGAGAGCAGAAAAACTGCGTAATCTCCCTGACGGTATCCTGCGCCAGCTTGTCGTTGGGATGGCGCTTCAGCCTCCGGTATGCTGGCCTGAAATCCTTCACCGCCTGCAGGATGATGGCGTTGGCCAGCGCCTGATAGTTGTCTTCATACATTCAGCTCCCTCCACGTGATGCAGCCGATCTGACCCGCTGCCGTGGACAGAGCCTTCCGGTCGATCTCTTTCTCCCGGATGAGGCCCGCGATCGTTTCCGACTGCTGGCGAAGCTGGGCCATCACAGCTTTGTGGTGATCCTTTGCACCGGCGAGCTCCTTTTCCAGATCGTCGATGTAATCGGAAGCGTCATCGTTCTCACCAAGCCATTCTTCCAGCCAGCGCCGCGCCTCCGATCCCATGTGCTCGTCCACCAGATCCAGGAAGCTGCGCTCGTCGAATACGATCTCATTCCGTCCATTTTTCAGTGTGATCACATCTGCCATTCTCGCTTACCTCCCTGATGATGCCTGGTATCTGCTCCGGGTCGTCCAAGACGGAAACCTGAAAACCAAGCTCCCGCAGCTGCTCGTGCCGCCTGACCTGTAATGGTCTGGGCTTCTCGCCGGGAGCCTTCACCTCGACGAATCCGATGTGGGCTTCCGGCAGCAGCACCATGCGGTCCGGCATTCCGTCTGTCCCCGGTGACACCAGCTTAGGGCACATACCGCCTTCAGCCTTAACCGCCTTCACGAGCTTGTGTTCAATCGCTTTTTCTCGCATTGCTCATACTCCTTCCAGCACTCCTCAAAGACATCGAGGCAGGCATCGCATGCCCGACAGCTTTCGAGGTACCCTCGTATGACCCCATGTCCGTCACGATCCTGAATGCCGACGCGGGTCGGGAACTCGGCCTCATCACTTGCCATATCATTTGCGAGGTCGGCTTTGCGGCCTTCCGTTCCAAAGTAGAACTGCATCATATATGCGTAAAATGTCATTGCTTTTTCCGTCCTTTCATCACTTCGAAATTTGCCGTTTATGTACCTCTATGAAGGTCTCTACATAGACCCCCTATATAGATTTTTTTCTGAAAAAATTTCTTATATAGGGCCTTATGCATATGAGGTACATAGAGGTACATAAGGGCCTAAAAACACCGACAAATAAAGGCTTTCTGGCCTTTGCCAGATGTAGCGTCAACCAGCGAACTCACTCTTGATGCGGAGCCCTCTGACCACAACTCCCGACGAGATACGCTTCCGATCAAAGTCCCTCTGAGCCAGAGCACCGTAGAAATCCGTCGTGCTTCTGGTGTACTCGCCCATGCGCAGACAGTAGGCACGGTATTCCTGATACAGCTCACCGGACTTTTCCATAAACGTCGGACCGACCTCGCAGCAATCTTCGAGAAAATCACCCATCCAATCGTTCTGCCCACGATAGGCGTCAATGGCGTCCTGCACCACCTTGGGATTCGTGAGATGGAAGTCCTTAGAGATGATGCGTTTGGCACCTTCGATGATCCACGCCAACACAGCCGGTCCTGCGTTCTGATACAGGTAATCGGCATAGTTCTTCACGTCGCTGCGGCCTTCAAACACCGCATTGAACGGGATTACGATCAGCCTGCGCCAGGTTCCTTCATCGCTCGCGCCGACTCGCGGCAGATGATTTGTGTACAGGACTAAGGTGTGTGACGGCGTGAAGGACGCGGGCTTGCAGAACTTCTTCTCGCCGTAAATGTCATCGGTGGAGGTGAGCTGCTTCACCACGGAGGTGTTCAGGCGCATGCCCTCTTCCAGTTCCTTGGCCAGTGCCAGCCGGACACCTTTGAGCTCTGCCATCTCAGGCTTGACGTTCCTGCGGCAGCCGACCGTCAGGGTGTCCGCCGACACGTTCCCGGCATACCCGCCGAGGACTCTGGCGATGGTATTCCAGAAGGTCGATTTACCATTGCGGCCTTCGCCGTAGGCGATGATCATGGCCTCCATATACACCTTGCCGATGGCGGCCAGACCTACGACCTCCTGCACGTAGTCGATCAGTTCCAGATCCCCGAGAAAGGTTTTGTACAGCGCATCCAGCCAGATCGCCTTGCCCTTATCGCCGGGCTCTACCGCCGTGACCTTCGTGCAGTAATCCTTCCAGTTGTGCTCCTGCATTCCTTCGAGGCCGTCCGACAGACGGTACGATGCCTGCGGCGTATTCAGGAGCAGCGGGTCCGCGTTCAGCTCCTCCAGCTCTACACCGACCATCGGCTTGGCGGCCTCCATCGCGGAGCGGATGTACTTGATGTTCCGTCTGCCCATCACGAATTTGTAGTAGGTAACCGCAGCCAGGTATTCTTCCAGCAGCCGGAGCAGTTCGTCGGACAGACCGGCCAGCGCCTTTTTCCCTCCGGCCAGAACAGCCTCGTCTCCACCGGCATTCAGGAAGGACTGCTTTGTGGTGAACATGAGCAGTTCCGCGTCGGCCAGCTGCTGATCCAGAAACTCCATCGTCGCACCCAGCGCGGCTTCCTTCGATTCAATCCAGTAGGTCCCGTTGTAGCGGAAGAAGTCCGTTGCCGGATTGAAGCAGATCTCATCGCCGTACTCCTTGGACAGGATCTTCGCTTGCCCGATGTCGGAATAGTCCTCCGGCTTCAGGCACCCGGCAGGACCGGCGAGCTTGGCGATGTTGAACTTATCCGGAGGGACATACCCGTCCTGCTGCGTGACGACCCTCTCGAATTTCCTGGCGCTGCGCCAGATCTTCGTAAGCTCCTCGTCCGGCAGCGGAGGCTCGCACTTGGCGGCCTCATCCATGAAAATCTTGTGCGAGGCATCGTTCCAGCCGTAGCGCTTGACCACTCGACCGGCAAACCGGGAGAGCGTCGCATTCCGGCTGCCTTCCTTTATTACATGGCTGCCGTAGCTGCCCTGGTCCATCCCGGCGTCGAAATCCTCCTCGGCAAAGAGCTCGTTCAGGGTCTTGGTGCCGGGAATGAAATCTGTCTGCGGATCTTTGGTTCCAAAGAAGAACCGGGCCGCGTCGAGCGCATTGGGATCGACATAGGGGAACTGAGCGGCTACCTGCTTTTTCATGGCGCTGTAGGCTTTATGATCCGTGATCTCGTCGATCTCCAGAAAAGCATGGAACTTCGGTCTCGCGGGCTTGCCGTTTTTCTCCTTCAGATGATGTCGGCTGTAATGGATGCCGATCGTCACATCCGGGAAGGTGGCCCGCAGGTCCTCCGGCGTCACCCACTCGTCCGGATTCTCGGAGTGGTCGTTATCAAACTCCACAGCGAGGCAGTTGCTCCTTATAAAATTGGCATTGCTGCGGTAACTGTTTTTATACTCGGCGCAGACATAATCATGGCAGACCGCCTGCGCCAATGATGCTGCATCGGTCACGTCAGCCTTGTGGGGATAGAGGCAGTTGCCCTCCCGACCGATGCAGTCGGCATAATAAATATTGAACATAAATTATCCTCCAGACACGTGCAGGCAGACCGGAACCACCCCGGCCTGCCGTTTTTTATTAGTTGTCCACATCACGGCGCTGATCGTCGATAGCCTGCTGGGAAAATGCCAGCGCCTTCATGATGGCGTTCAGTCCATCGTCACCGCAGCAGGCAATGGTGATCCCGGCGATACGGCCTTCGTCGTCCTTGATGGGTCCGAAGAAAAAGTCACCGGAAAGGCAGAGCAGACTGAGATAAGTACGCCCTCCGGCGTTCCGGCAGCAGCCGCCTTTGTAGCCGGTCGTCCCGGCCTCCACTTCAAGATTCGTATTGCCGCAGACGACCTCGCGCTGGAAGGTCTCCACCATCTCGCCGTTGATCTTCTGCAGGCCCTCTTCAATTGCAAACATTGATATCCTCCTCCCTTACATGTCGGATTGGTATTCCGATGTCAGCGGCGTAAGCCATCTCACGTCGCATCCCGTCACTGATTACATTCCCGCAAACCCAGAGCTCCGAGCAGACATCCATCAGACGCAGGTCCAAGCCAATCGCCAGCTCTCGCTCCGTCTCTTCTGATAAGAAAAGCGGCAGCCAGAGGTGCGGCGTGATCGGAACACAGCCCTCATCGACTGCAAACCGGCTGTACCGGCAGGCCATCTCGATGTTGTGCGTCACGTTCCCTGAGTACGGCGAGCAGATGTAGACAATGGGTGAATCCTTGTTTCTGATTTCCATAGGAAAGCATCTCCTTTCGTCGTTCTGCCTTCCCATGCCTGCAAAAGCCCCGTTTTTATAATCCGGAGCGAAAAAATCGGATCGCTTCCTTTAATAAATGAAAAAAGCCACTCCCGGAAAAATCTCCGAGGGTGGCTATAAAAATGTTCGATTTGCAGGCATGGGAGGTTAGCCGGGCAAGCAGCGGTCAGGCTTCCGAAAAAAATCCGGAGCGCCGTTATAAAAAACCGCCGTTTGCAGGCATGGGTAGTTGAGAACGAAAGAAAGGAGGAAACCTCTCATGACAAAGAAAGACAAACAGGTTCTCATTGACGGGCTGAAGAAGCTGTCAGCGGATGTGGCGGAGATCGCCGCGCTGCTGGAAGGCGCTGAGGCCCCGGCAAAGAAGCAGGACGTCCCGGCTGAGGAAACAGCCCCGGCTGCCACGGAGGAGGCACCCGCCAAGGTGTACACCTACGAGGAAGTCAGAGCGATTCTCGCAGAGAAGTCCAGGACCGGGTTCCGGGCAGAGGTCAAAGCGATTCTCACCGCGCACGGTGTGAAGCAGCTTTCCGATGTTCAGACCCCAGAGGAGTTTGCCGCGATCGTCGCGGAAGCGGAGGTGATTGGTAATGGCTAAGCATGCGTACCTCGCCGCCTCTGCCAGTGAACGGTGGCTCAAGTGTCCACCCAGCGCCAAGCTCTGTGCGCAGGAGGAAGATCGCGGCAGTCCCTACGCCAAGCAGGGCACGGACGCTCACGAGCTTGCCGCCTACCTCACCGAGAAGGCGCTGGGCCGGAACAGCCGAGATCCGACCGAAGACCTGACCTGGTACGACGCGGAGATGCAGGAGGCTGCTGAAGGCTATGCATCCTTCGTGATGGAACAGGTCGCTGAGGCCAAGAAGCTGTGCGCCGACCCGCTGGTCTGCATCGAGCAGACGCTGGACTTTTCCAAATGGGTCGAGCACGGTTTCGGGACCGGAGACTGCGTGATCGTGGCAGATGATCTGCTGCACATCGTGGATCTGAAATACGGCCTCGGGATTCTGGTCTCCGCCTCCGGTGAGGATGGCACCGGCAACAGCCAGCTCAAATGTTACGCGCTCGGTGCGCTGGACACCTTCGGAGATTTATATGACATCCGCCGTGTGAAGCTCTCGATCTACCAGCCGCGCAGGGAGAACGTGGACACCTTTGAACTGAGCAGGGAGGACCTGCTGAAGTGGGCCGATGAAGTGCTGGCTCCGATCGCAAAGCTGGCCTACGACGGTCTCGGTGAATTCGCTGCCGGTGACCACTGTCAGTTCTGCAAGGTCAAAGCCAGCTGCCGGAAACGGGCTGAGTACAGCATGGAGCTGGCAAAGTATGAATTTGCTGAAGCGCCGACCCTGGACGCAGATGAGATCGCGGTAATCCTGCCGCAGATCGACAGCCTCGTATCCTGGGCCGAGGACATCAAAGAATACGCTTTGCAGCAAGCGCTGTCCGGCGTCCGGTATCCCGGCTTCAAACTGGTCGAAGGCAGGAGCAACCGTAAGTACACCGATGAGGTGGCAGTCGCACAGGTCGTATCGAATGCCGGGTACGATCCGTATGAGAAAAAGCTGCTGGGCATCACCGCGATGACCAAACAGCTCGGCAAGAAGAAGTTTGATGCGCTCCTGAAAGGGCTCGTCGTAAAACCGCAGGGAAAACCCGTGCTGGCACCGGCAACGGATACCCGTCCGGAATTCAACACAGCACAATCTGATTTTATGGAGGAATAAGAATTATGAGTAATGCAGTCAAAAATCCTACGAAGGTCATCACCGGCAAGCACACTGTCATGTCCTATCTGAACGTCAATGAGCCCAAAACCCCGCTGGGTGGTGGCACTCCGAAGTACAGCGTTTCGCTGATCATTCCGAAGTCCGACACCGCGACCGTCGCCCAGATCCGCGCCGCGATCGAGGCGGCCTACGAGGAGGGCCAGTCCAAGCTCAAGGGTAGCTCCAAGTTCGTACCCGCACTGGAGGATATCAAGACTCCGCTGAGAGATGGCGACAAGGAGCGCAAGGGTGACGACGCCTACAAGAACGCCTACTTCGTGAATGCCAACAGCACCACGAAGCCGGGTGTGGTGGATGCGGACCGTAACCCGATCCTCGACAGCTCCGAGCTGTACTCCGGGATCATCGGCAGGGCCAGCGTGAATTTCTACGCGTTCAACTCGAACGGCAATCGCGGCATCGCCTGCGGCCTGAACAACATTCAGAAGCTCGCGGACGGCACCCCGCTTGGTGGTCACAGCCGCGCTGAGGACGACTTCGCCGATCTGGATGACGACGATGATGAGGACTTCCTGTCCTGATATGACAACTTGGGCAGTGGGCTCCGGCCTGCTGCCCTGACAAAGAAAGTGAGGTTATGAAAATGGAAAAGACAATCACTCTGAGCTATCTGGCGGACCTCATTATCGTATGCGGCTTTGCCGGGATTATCGGCACAGTTGGTGGTACCGCCATCGGGCACCTGGTTCTCTTCATTGGTGGGAAGATCCGTGATGCATGGAGGAAGCGCCATCCGAAGAAGGAACCTGAAACGGCTGAGTAAACATCATGACTTGGCGGCAGGGCTCCAAACCCTGCCGTTTTTTGAAAGGAATCCGATATGGAAATAAAGAATCTGTCTTTAGACCTTGAGACGAAATCAAGTGTCGACATCAGCAAGGCTGGTGCCTATAAATACGCGGAGTCGCCTGACTTCGAGATTTTGCTTTTCGGTGTGTCCGTCAACCACGGCCCCATCACCGTGTACGATCTCGCCTGCGGAGATACCGTCCCGGAGGAGATCATCGCGGCCCTGTCCGATGACCGGGTGACAAAATGGGCCTACAACGCCAGCTTCGAACGCGTCTGCCTGTCCGTCTGGCTGCGCCGGAACTATCCGGAGCACTTCCACACCTACAGTATCCCCGGCGATCCCGTTCAGAATTATCTTGATCCGGCGTCATGGAAATGCACACTGGTCTGGGCTGCCTACAACGGCCTGCCGCTGGGCTTGGAGAAAGTCGGTGCCGTCCTCGGCTTCGAGGAACAGAAGCTCAAAGAAGGCAAGGACCTGATCAAGTATTTCTGCTGCCCCTGCAGGCCGACGAAGAGCAACGGTGGCCGGACCTGGAACCTGCCTCATCACGCACCGGAGAAGTGGGAGCTGTTCAAAAAATATAATGAGCGCGATGTTCAGGTGGAAATGCAGATACAGGAGCGGCTGAAAAACTACCCGGTGCCGGACTTCGTCTGGGACGAGTATCACCTCGATCAGGAGATCAACGATCGCGGCATCATGATCGATCAGGATATGGTGCGGCAGGCTCTCCGGATCGACGAGCTTTCCAAGACGGACCTGACCGCCAGAATGCAAAAAAAGACCGGGCTGGAAAATCCCAACTCGGTCATACAGATGAAGGATTATCTTGCGGAGAACGGCATGGAGGTAGACAGCCTCGGAAAGAAGGACGTCGCCGCCATGATAAAGACTGCGCCGGAGAAGCTGGCGGAGGTGCTGGCCCTGCGGCTGCAGCTCGCCAAGAGCTCCGTCCGGAAATACCAAGCGATGCAGAATGCAGTCTGCGCCGATGGCCGCTGCCACGGGATGTTCCAATTCTACGGAGCCAACCGCAGTGGCCGCTGGGCCGGAAGGTTGATCCAGCTGCAAAATCTGCCTCAAAACCACATGGACGATCTGGAGCAGGCGCGGGAGCTGGTGAAGGCCGGTGACTACGAAATGCTGGATATGCTGTACGACTCCGTCCCCGGTGTACTTTCAGAACTGATCCGGACTGCCTTCATTCCGCGTCCCGGATACAAATTCATCGTCAGTGACTTCAGCGCGATCGAGGCCAGGGTCCTGAGCCACCTTGCACATGAAGAGTGGCGTGCCGAGGTCTTCCGTAAGGGCCGTGATATTTATTGCGAGAGCGCCAGCAGGATGTTTGGTGTTCCGGTTGAGAAGCACGGCCAGAACAGCCACCTCCGTCAAAAAGGCAAGATCGCCGAGCTCGCCCTCGGCTATGGCGGCAGCGTTGGTGCCCTCAAAGCGATGGGCGCTCTCGACATGGGCCTGACCGAAGACGAGCTTCAGCCGCTGGTGGATATGTGGCGTAGCAGCAATCCCAACATCACTGCGTACTGGTGGGCTGTCGATACCGCCGTGAAGGACGCGATCAAGCAGCGGACCCAAACCCAGGTCGGCGACATTACTTTCGTGATGAAAAACGGGATGCTGTTCATCACCCTGCCCTCCGGACGCAGGCTGTCATACGTCAAGCCGCGGCTCGGTGAGAACCGTTTCGGCGGCGAGTCCGTCACCTACATGGGGATCGACGCCACGAAACACTGGTCCCGGATCGAGAGCTACGGCCCGAAGTTCGTGGAGAACATCGTGCAGGCCGTCAGCCGGGACATTCTGGCCTACGCTATGCGGACCCTGAGCTACTGCCAGATCGTCGGGCACGTGCATGACGAACTGATCATAGAATGCAGCCCCGGCGTGTTCCTCGACGCGATCTGTGAGCAGATGGGCCGGACGCCATCGTGGCTCCCAGGCATCGAGCTCCGCGCAGACGGATACGAGTGCGATTATTATATGAAGCAATAAAAAGGGCAGGGCCTACCGTAGTGGTAAGTCCTGCCCATAATCTTAGTTCTTATATCCAAAGTGCTCCCGGACTTTTTTATGCGTGCTCTGATCTGTTAACTGATATGCGACCATCGGAACGGAAATCATGCCTTTTTCCCAATAACCGTCGACCTGCTCTTGGACGAAGCTCTTCCACTCTACACGAATAAAGATTTCTTTATCAACATCCAGTTTAGCCTTGTAGGAAGGTTCAAGCCAAGGCGCATCGGTGATCGGTACTTCAGCGCCATCTACCGTGACAGTGAATTGCTTCATGGGGACCGCTGCGGCGGTGCATTCTCCAATGCCCACAAAGCCAGCCCCGGCAATATGGCAGTAGACGATATCTCTATCCTGAACGTTTCTCAGAAACTTGCCCGTGCCGCCGATATTTGATGAGAGGAAACCATACTTTAATGCATCCGGCCAGCTTCTTTCATAATACTCGACCGTGAATTCTCGTGCCTTTTCACTCTTAAAGAATTCTTTTTCGGTTTCTTCTTCCCAGCCACCAGCAATCTCTTTGATGGAGTCGGGGTCCCAGATATCCACTGCCATCTGCAGGTAGATCTGAGCCCGAGCGGCGATGCTCTCCTTTGTGAATTTAGGAATTGGGGCAAAACCGTACTGCTGGGCAAGAGGTAGGAACTTCGGATTGTTCTGGTAAGCGACAGTATTCAGCGCCTGCGCCAGTATGTTGTCCCCGACGTATTTTCCTACTTTCTCCTGATAATGCATCGCCTGATAGCTACGATTCTTATCCCTCGTCAGGATAATCAGGTTACCGATCATTTGCCTACTCGCCTGGAAATCATCGGCATCAACAAACTCATCTTGATAACTGCTGTAGTCGTCTGGGAGGATGTGTTCAATATCGAAGGTGTTACCTTTGCGCTCGCGATCCACGTAAACATCAAACTGTGAGGGGTTGCCCATCTTTACATTGACATATGAGGTAAAACGAGCAAGCAGATGTACGCTAATTAAGGTTTCTTGTTTGCATTTAGGACAAAACAAGGGGAAATTTTTCAGTTCAGTATCTAACCGCAACTTGATACGAGTTTTACTGTTACAGAC